CTGCAGGAGGCCCTGCCAGCCCTTCAGGTGTTCGCTCGGATGTTCGCCGCTCCGGTCACGCGAGAAGCGGAAGATCACCGCGGGCGGCGCAGTCCCGCCAAACGGGCGGTCGTCGCGCAGATAGGTCCAAAGCCGTGCGGTCTTCGTGCCGCCGCGAGCGAGCAAAGGCACGGTGGTGTCGTCACCATGCAGCCGTGTTGCCTCCCGGACATGCGCCTCGATCAGATCATGGAGTGGCTTGAGCAGCTCGGTCACCGCCCCAACCTGATCGGCGAGCGTCGAGAGGCACAGCTCCACACCTTCCCGTGCATAGCGCTCGGCCTGACGGTTCAAAGGCTGATGCTGGCCGTATTTTTCGTAGATGATCATCGCCAGAAGGCTCGGCCCTGCCCAGCCGCGCGGGATCGGGTGGAAAGGCGCAGGTGGCTGGCTGATCTTTTCACAAGCCCGGCAGGTGAACTTCTCGCGCACGGTCTGGATCACCTTCCACTGCCGCGGCACCACCTCCAGCGTCTCGGTGATATCTTCGCCCATCTTCACGATGCGATCCGACCCGCAGCAGGTGCAGGTTGTTGGCGCTTCGATCACCACCCGCTCGCGCGGCAAATGCTCAGGGAATGGCTTGCGCACCGGTTTTTTGCGCTCGAACGCCGCGACTTTCGTGGTCTTTTCGACCCGCGCCGCATCCTCGGCTGCATCGGTCACCAGTTCCTCCAGTTGCAATTCCAACTGGTCGATCAGCCGCGACGTCCGTTCCGATCTGTGGCCATATTGCTCGCGCTTGAGCAGCGCGATCTCGAGCTTGAGGCCTGTAATCATCGCCTCGGAGGTCGAGACCACCGCGCGAACCTGCGCCAGTTCGGCCTTGGTGGCCGCCAGCTCAGCACGCAGTTTTTCGAGTTCAGAGGTGAAATTGGACATGCCAGCTTCTATCATGGGAAGCCGCATAATCCAACAAATACAGGCGTTTCCGATGGATCAACCGATCTTTTTCGGCCTCTGGGTCCAGCGCGGATTGCGCCAGTCGATTCCGTCCAGAAGATAGCCTACCTGGGCTGCGGATATCGCAACAGCCTCGCCCGTGGCGCTCGAGGGCCAGACAAATTTGCCGGCCTCAAGGCGTTTTGCGTATAGGGATGTGCCGATGCCATCGAACCACAAAAGTTTCACCATGTCGGCCTTGCGCCCGCGAAAGCAGAAGATCTCGCCACTATGGGGATCGCGACCGAGACCCTGCTGCACTTTCAGCGCCAGCGAATTCATCCCGCACCGCATGTCTGTCACGCCGCCGGCGATCCAGACCTTCGTGCCCGCCGGAAACGCGATCATGACCGCACCTTCAAGTTATTGAGTAGCCGCGCAGCTGCCTCCATGTCAAAGTCAGACGGGATCGCCACGCGAAATCCCGGACCAAGATCGACGGTCATGACCGACGATTGCTGCACGGGGGCACCATCCGGGGGACCAAAGCCATCTTCCACCGGAACAACCCGCAAAAATTGCGGGCCACAACCCAGCAAGCCGTGCTTGTGCCGATAACGCCAATCATAAAGTTGAGACCGAGAAACATCATGGCGCCGCGCAACGTCGGCCAAGGATGCGCCAGCCTGATAGCTTTCTTCTATGATGCGAACCTTCTCGGCCTCCGCCCAGCGGCGACGACGGCCTGTGTCCGAAACCGATAAAACCTGAATGCGGGGGGTGTCTTCGTGTGCGTCCATGAGGACGTCCGCTAACACGCAAAACACAAAACCAACCAGACGGCCCTCGGCGCAAGCTTACTAACTACGTCGTGACCTTGCCCGCTGAGGCGATCTGCCCGGCCTGCGAAGCCAAGAACCGGACCTGATCTGACACCGGGCGCCCCCGCGGCGCCCGTTTCTCTCTCCCATTCCCGAAACCCTCTGCGAGCCCCCGTGAGGCGCCAGACGCCCGGCCGAAAGGCTGGACGTCATGCGCGCCTCCTGGTCCGCACTCCACACATCCCTCATCCGCAAACTGAACCTCAGATCGTCGCAGGTCGATTTCCAAGCGATGCGGCAGGCCGATCCGGAACTCGCCGCCTTCGGATCCATTCCTGCTCTTCTGGAGCATCAGCACGCGCGTGACGGCGATCCGGCAGCACGCTTCGCTGTCATACGCGCACTTGTGATGGCAGCGCAGTCAGATCAGCGGTACCGATCGGCCGCGCATCTGATGGTGATCGTGGCGCTCTGGCCCGGCCTCGATGCCGTGTTCTGGCGCCTGTCACGAGGGTTCCCGGATCGACGCGATGATCTGCCGGCGGAGATTGTCGCCCGTATCGGCGAGGCCATACTCACCCTGGATCTCGACCGAGTCACGGCGGTCACGGCGACGCTGCTGCTCAACGTGGAGCGCGATATCCGGCGGGACATGGTTGCGACGCGAGTGGTCGGCGAAACCCTGAAGTCTATTGCCGATCCTGTTATTGAGGCGCGTGTCGTAGAGACGGTCGAGTCCGTGGAGGTCCAGCCTCAGGACCTTACCGATCACCTTGCCTGCCTGGCACAGCGGGACGCGACGCTGTTGCGGCGGGTGTTCGTCTTTGGCGAAACCCAGGAGGAGGCCGGGCGTGCGCTTGGCCTTGAGCCGGCCGCTGCTCGCAAGCGATACCAGCGCGCCCTCGCGAAACTCCGGTTGCAGCAGAAAGTTCCGCCCGTCCTGTCCCATTCCGGCTCGCCGGTTGGCCTTTGATCTTCTGAAGGCCCTTCGAGGAGAAGCCGGATGGACGGAGATCAGGACGAGTATGAGAAGTTGCCGGGCTACTACCGGCCCTGGGACCTGGCGCAGGTTATCCTCGCCGGGCGGCGCTATCGCATCGAGGACGTCGGCGTGCTGTCCGACGGGGGTGCGCTCTTTGCCATTTACGTGGCCGCTGCGCCCGGGGTGGTCTGAGATGGCCACCCGCCCAACCTGGCTGACCACCCTGGAACTGGCCGACCGCTGGCGCATGACGACGCGCACGCTGGAGCGCTGGCGGGCGGAACCCTATGGACCCGCCTGGCACCACATCGGCGGCAAGGTCCTCTACCTCCTGGATGACATCCTCGCCTACGAGGATCGGCACCGGCGCAAGGGCGGCTGACCATGGCGCGGGGCCAGGAACATGGGCCCGCGCAACAGCACGAAGACGACACCCAGGCTGCCAGCGGCGGCCCGAACGGCATTGGCTATCCGACCTATTCGGAGGTGTCCCTCAAGCTTCTCGATAACGGCTACGAGCCGGTGCCGCTCCATCCTGGACGGAAGTCACCGCGGCCATCAGGCTGGTCAACGGCGATCATTGACGAAGCGCAGGTTCGCAGATGGAACGCTGAGTTCCCCAGTGCGGGCGTGGGCATTCGGACTGGCGACGTGGTGGGCATCGATATCGACGTCCTGGACCCGGACATTGCCCACCAGATGGGGCAGATCGTCGAGGCGAATACCGGCGCCACCTTGATGCGGGTGGGGCTCTGGCCGAAGCGACTTTACCTGGTCAGGACCGACAGACCCTTCGCCAAGAAATCCATCCGGAAGCTGGAGATCCTCGGCAAGGGCCAGCAGTTTGTCGCGTTCGGCATCCATCCCGACGCCCGGAAACCCTATTACTGGACCGGCGAGACACCGTTGGATGTTCCAGTGTCCGACCTGCCGCTGGTGGACGAAGCGACATGCGCGGATCTGCTCAACGAACTCGCAGCCCTCCTTCCACCGATTGGCGCCCAGCAGCGGAAGAGTAGAACCGGAGGTCCATCCGGCGAGTCCACTGGGCCCACCCGAAATAAGAACGGTCTGGTCCTCGACGGTCGGGACGGCTGGCTCTCTGCTACGGCCTTCCACGTCGTCCATGACGCGATTGATGCTGGGCAGCCTTTGGACGCCGTAGCGCTTGCCGGCCGGGTCTGGCTGCGGTTCTCCGGTTCCACGGATCTTTTCCGACCGAAGAAGGACGGAACCACCCGATACAGTTTCCACGATGCGCTGAGGAAGGTCCGGGACAAGCTGTCCCTCCACGGAGTCGGTCGTCTGCCGTCCCGCGGGGCACCCGAAGCGATCCCGGTTGAGGTCGAGCCGGGGCTCCCGTTGGAAGAGGCGCGCGCGGTGCTGTCCGACACGATTGCCTCGTTCTGCGCTGGGGCGGAAGCCTGGCTCGCCTCGGACCGAGCCGAACGCGCTCCCCGGATCGGCATCCGTGCGACCGTCGGTCTCGGCAAATCGGCCGTTTCGCGCAATCACCTCCTTGCATTGCAGGCGCGTCTCCGGGATGCCGGCCTGCCGCATCGCATCGTGGTCTTCGTGCAATCTCTGGCCTTGGCCGATGAGGCAGCCGTGGGCTGGGCTGTCCAGGGCGTGAAGGTCGCTGTCCATCGCGGATATGAGGCGAAGATGCCGGGCCTGGACCGGCCGATGTGTCGGGACCTCGAAATGGTCCGCATGGCCGTCACCTGCGGGTTGCCGGTATTCCAGAACGCCTGCATGCGGCGCGGCAAGGGGCGGTGTCACAACTTCGAACTCTGCGTGAAGCAGTCGAACCTTCGGGAGATCGAAACGGCGGACATTGTCCTTGCCGCCTACGACAGCCTCTTCACCGGGCTGTCGATCAATGCGGACAGTGTCGCGCTCATGGTGATCGACGAGGGCTGCTGGGAGCGGGCCGCCAAAGAGGTTCGCATCGATTTGGGCGAGATTACTCAGCCGGACGCAACCGGAGAGCCGCGCTTTGCCGACCAACAGGAGGAGGAGCGTGCCTGGGAGGAGCTCTTCGCTGTCAGGAACAAGGTCGCCCGGGCAATAACGGCGGGTGGACCCGGTCCGGTTGCACGCCGGCACCTGGACGCGATCGGGTTGACACCGGAGTGCTGCGCGCGGGCTGCCGATTTGGAAGTCCGCCTTCGCGTCGATCCCGGATTGCGCCCCGGCTTGCCGCAGGCGGCACGCAGGCGGGCCACCGACCTCTCCCGGGAAGCCAATCGATCCCTCCGGCGCGAGGTGTTGTTCCGTGCGCTGGAGAGCCTCCTCCGCACGGTGGAAGATCAGGATGGCCGGATTCAGGTGCTGCCACCCGATCCCGTGACCGGTGGCGTGACCGTCAGGGTGACGGGAGTTCACCAGATCGACCCAAGCCTCTCCGGGCTACCGATCCTGCACCTCGATGCAACGCTGCGACCGGAGCTCGCCGAGACTGTGCTTCCGGTTCTGGAGATGACAAGCGTCGTTGCAACCGCGCCGCACATGACCGTGACTGCCGTCTGCGGCAGCTTCGGCAAGGCGACCCTGGTCGAGGACCCGAAGGCCAGTTTCGAGGAGAATCTGCGCCGACGGAACCGCCTGCAGGAATGCGTCGACCACGTTCGGTGGCAGGCGGCCCGCGTTGCGCCGGGGCGTGTGCTGGTGGTGACCTACAAGCAGATCGAGGCAGCATTCGCCGGAATTCCCGGTGTCGAGACTGGCCACTTCAAGGCGATTGCCGGTCTGGATGTCTACAAGGACGTCGCCCTCCTGATCGTCATCGGCCGGCCGCTGCCGGGAAACGATGATCTTGGGCACCTCACCAGCGCCTACCTTGGGCATGTGCCCACGGGCGCCTACCACCGGGTCCGCCGGGGCCTTCTCATGCGGGATGGATCACGGCGCACCATCGCCGCCCTGGAGCACGAGGACCCCCGTGCCGAGTTGCTTCGCGCGGCAGTCTGCGACGATGAAGTCATCCAGGCAATTGGTCGCGGTCGAGGCGTGAACCGGACGATGTCCGATCCGCTCGAGGTCCAGGTGCTGGCGGACGTTGCGCTGCCGGTCGTTTATAACCGTGTCGTTGGTTGGGACAGCTGCGTGGCGGACGTGGTTCAGCGGATGCTATTGGCAGGTGTGGCGGTCGACAGTCCTGCAGATGCGGCGGTACTGCATTCCGGTCTTTTCGAGACGGTCGCAGGGGCAGATCATGCGTTCAGGCGGGCGGGATTTAACCGCCAAAACCCTATAGGAGATACTTATAGGGAAATGGCGGTTAAATCGGCTCGCTACCGACGTGGTGGTCGCGGGCATTCGTGGCAGCGCGCATGGTGGATCGACGGGACGTGCGCGGGTGTTCGAGCCAGGTTGGAAGCCGCAATCGGTCCGATTGCTGACTGGATCCCATACGGCGACTGACGCGAAATGCCTTCTCGGTAGCTGTCGCCGAATATCGGAGATTGTCAGAAAATGTCATTCTATCAATAGCTTGATCCCAGGAATATACTGCCACCACCCCGCAGGAATGCCGAGGGGGGCAAGGAGGACGAATGTCAGCGGTGCAAGCACTCGCAATCGACTATCGACCGATCGATGGTTTGATCCCTTATGCGCGCAATGCCCGGACGCACTCGGAGGCGCAAGTCGCGCTGATTGCGGGGTCGATCCGGGAATACGGCTTTACCAATCCGGTGCTGGTTGATGGCGCGAACGGTATCATCGCGGGCCATGGTCGGGTGATGGCGGCGCGCAAGTTGGGGCTGGCAGAGGTGCCGGTGATTGAATTGGCGCATCTGAGCGAGGCGCAGAAGCGGGCCTATGTGCTGGCCGACAACCAGCTTGCCCAGCAGGCGGGATGGGATCGCGACCTGCTGGCGCTTGAGCTCGGCGATCTGGCGGAGCTCGGCGTTGATCTGGGCGATCTTGGCTTTGATCCTCGGGAGTTGGACAATTTGCTTGGAGCGGGTGAGGCTGACCCGCGCGAGGACGAGGTCGGTCCTGTCCCCGTGATCGCGGTCTCTGCTCCGGGCGACATCTGGCAGTTGGGCAGCCATCGGGTGATGTGCGGTGACGCCACGAACCCGGCAGATGTCAGCGCCCTGCTCGAGAAGGTGCGCCCCCATCTGATGGTCACGGATCCGCCCTATGGAGTTTCATATGATCCCGACTGGCGCAATCGGGCTGGCATTGCCGAGACCCGGCGTGTCGGCAAGGTTGCCAACGACCATCGCGCAGACTGGCGGGAGGCCTGGGCGCTCTTTTCGGGGGAGGTTGCCTATGTCTGGCATGGGGCGCTTCATGCAACCACGGTGGCGGAGAGCCTGATCGCCAGCGGCTTTGACATCCGCTCGCAGATCATCTGGGCCAAGGAGCGGCTGGTCCTCAGCCGGGGGGACTATCACTGGCAGCATGAGCCCTGCTGGTATGCGGTCCGACAAAAGGGCCGCGGGCATTGGAGTGGCGATCGCAAGCAGACAACGCTTTGGTCCATCGCCAGTCGCGATCAGGATGCCGCAACGGTTCACGGCACACAAAAGCCGGTCGAATGCATGCGCCGACCGATCCTGAACAACTCCAGCCCCGGGCAAGTGGTCTACGAACCCTTTGCAGGCTCTGGCACGACAATCATCGCTGCCGAGACGACGGGCCGGTCCTGCCTGGCGATGGAGTTGGACCCGGCCTACGTTGATGTCATCGTCGCCCGCTGGCAATCCTTCACGGGGGGCGAGGCTTGCCTTGCAGGGCACGGCGGTAGCTTTACGGCGGTCAAGGCAGACCGTGAGGCAATCCGCAGCGCAACGCAGGGGGCCACCTGATGGGACGCCCCGAACGATGCCTCAGCGACGCACAGAAGGCGGAGGTCGAGACCCTCGCGGCGGTTCTGACCGCGCAGCAGGTGGCTGACTACTTTGGCATCGGCCGCACCACCTTCTTTGCCATGATGGAGCGCGATCCCGAGATTGCGGAACGATATAAACGGGGGAAGGCCAAGGTCATCGGGGCAATTGCCCAAGGGCTGATCGCCAAGGCCCGCAGCGGTGATACGGCGTCGATGATTTTCTTTCTGAAGACGCAGGCGGGCTGGCGCGAGGTGGCGCCGCTGGAGGACATCGATGCGCAGGTGCAGCCGGCCCGGTCGGGAGATGGCGTCCAGATGCTGCATGCTTATCTGGATCAGATTGCAGCGCGGGGAAAGGCCGCCCCGAGCCTGATCATCGAGGAGACGCATGATGGTGGCCTCATGCTCACCACGGAGCCTGTGCTGGACGGCGAAAGCGAGGAAGCAAGGTGAAGCAGTCCCGTCGCCTCTCCTTCCTCGAAGCCCTGTCGAATGTCATCCTTGGCTATGGGCTTGCTGTGCTGACCCAGCGGGCAGTGTTTCCGGCTTTCGGGCTGGAGACGACGCTTGCAGAGGAGATGCAACTTGGCGCGGCGTTCACGGCAATGTCGCTTCTGCGCAGTTATCTGCTGCGCCGGCTGTTCGCGGCCCTTGATGGGGAAAACTGATGGCAAAGGGGCCAAAGCCGCAACCGACGGCGCTGCGCCGGCTAGCGGGGAACCCCGGCAAACGGGGCTACAATCATGCCGAGCCCCAGATCATGGGCGGTCCGCCAGACTGTCCGCCGCATCTTTGTGCTAAAGCCCAGGAGGAATGGCATAGGCTTGCCGAAGGCCTCTATACCTCTGGAGTTGTGACCATCGCGGATCGGGCGGCGTTTGCGGCCTACTGCCAATGCTACGCCCGCTGGGTCGAGGCAGAGGAGAAGCTTGCGGCCACGCCGACCTTGCTGAAGACGCCCTCTGGCTACATCCAGCAGTCGCCCTGGCTTTCGGTTGCGAACAAGCAGCTGGAACTGATGGGCAGGTACATGGCCGAACTTGGGCTGACCCCTGCCGCCCGAACTCGCGTTGCGGCCGTTGCGGCGATCCCGGAAGACGCAGCAAAGATCACGAAGATTGAGCTTGTCATGGTCGGGCGCGATGCAGAGGGCAATTGGGTTAAACGACCGATCAACGACATCACGCCCGAGCCGCAGCAGATCGACCATGTGCCGCCCATCGAGTGACACGCTCTTCTATTTAAGTCATTTGGATCAACGCATTACGGCTACACTTCCATTGCTGTTCTACAGTACAAATCTGCGCAACGAACGTTAGGCAGATGTGTACAGGGGGCGGCAATGGCGGCAGAGCAGCGGTTGGTAGCTTACGACCGGGTCTCAACGGCCAGGCAAGGGGCCAGCGGGCTTGGCCTGGAAGCGCAACGCAAAGTGATAGACCAGTTCGCCGCCTCTCGGGGCGCAGAGGTCCTGGCACGGTTCACCGAGATCGAAAGCGGCAGCAAAACCGACCGGCCTGAGTTGGCGAAAGCGCTCCATCTTGCCAAGGTCACCGGTGCCACCCTGGTCATTGCCAAGCTGGACCGACTGTCTCGAAATGCCGCTTTCCTTCTTGCCATGCGAGACAGCGGCGTCAAATTCATTGCTGTTGACATGCCAGAGGCCAATGACCTGACCGTCGGGATAATGGCCCTCGTGGCGCAAGCAGAGCGCGAGGCAATCTCACGGCGCACCAAGGAGGCGCTGGCCGTGGCCAAAGCGCGCGGCACCAAGTTGGGTAATCCGAACGGGGCGGCCGCCTTGCGCAAGGCCGGAAAAGGCGGTGTCGCTCTTCGCAAGGCCGTGACGGCGAATGCTGCCCAGCACGCAACCGACCTTGCGCCCGTCATCGCCGATATCCGGGCAGCGGGACACAGCAGCCTCCGTGCAATCGCGGACGAACTGACCGCGCGGGGCATGCTCACGCGACAAGGTGGCCAATGGCATGTTTCAAACGTCAGGAACTTGTTGAAAAGGGTGGCAAGGTAAGGGCAGACGTACTGGCGAGGAGGCATCAGAAAACTTGCTGACGCAGAGGCAATGCCCCGGCCCATAGTGGGCCGTCGCAGGTGCTACTGCGTTGCAAGGCGGCGCGCGGCCAGGCAGTTTGCCAGCGCCAGAGTCCCTGCGGTTGCCAGGCAAAGCGAGAGACCGCCAACCTGATAGCTGAGACCAGAGAGAAGCGTTCCGATCAGGCGCCCTGCGGCGTTCGCCATGTAGTAAAAGCCGACATCTCGGGTGATCCGTTCGGCTGATCCGAAGGCGAGGATCAGGTAGGAGTGGACCGAGGAGTTCACCGCAAAGACGAAACCGAAGGCGAGTAGCCCAAGGATCAGCGTGACGGTAAGCCATGCCGTGGGTTCTCCTGCGATGGCCGCTGCACCCGCAAGCAGGAAGGGGATTGGCACGAGACGTCCGGACCATTGGACGGCCTTGCGGGTCGTCGCCTCAAGGGATTGTCCCTTTGGTCCAAGCAGTCGCGGGGCGATGGCCTGAACCGCGCCATAGGCGATGATCCAGAGCGCCATGAACCCGCCGACAAGGAAGAAGGCCTCGCGCCGCCCCTCAGCCGTGCCGTCAGACAGGACGGACTGGAAATAGACGGGGATGCCCACGACGAACCAGACATCCCGTGCGCCGAAGAGAAACAGGCGGGCAAGGCTCAGGCGGTTGACGCGGCTGTCCCCGGACCGCCAGCCGCCCCAAGCCTCGTCAGCCTTCAGCCGCCCGGGCAGGCCTGCGGGAAGAAACAGGATCACGGCAATCAGGATGATGGTCAGGACAGCCGCCATCCCCCAGACCGCCGCGTTGAACCCGGCCAGGGCAAGCAGGGCGGCGCCAAGGAAAAACCCTGCGCCCTTGATCGCGTTCTTCGATCCGGTCAGCAGCGCGACCCAGCGGAAAAGGCTGCCGTCTCCGGCCGGAGCCAGCAGCTTCACGGCCGATTTCGAGGACATCTTGGCAAGGCCCTTGGCCACGCCCGACAGGCCCTGCACCGCCAT